TACTATTCTTATAGAAACGATAATACTAAACTTCCACACCAGAAAATTGGAACAGCTATTTCAGAAGTTGCTCGCCAACTTAAACTTGTAGAACGTGTTCTAAAAATGAACCACCGACTTAAAAAAGAGTCTGGCGTGTCAAATGACCGTCTATGGAAGAGAACACAACATCAGATGACCAAGTTAGAAGGTAAGCTAATGGAACTAGCCGGCCGCCTTCGTGAAATGAGAGGATAATATGGCACTACTTTGTGATTACACAGAGCTCCAATATGATAGAGCTATGTTAAGTGAAGCAATGGACACAAATCGTCCATTAATTCTTCGTAACGTAGTTTTACAAAGAGCAAATGCTAAGAACCAAAATGGAAGAGTTTACCCAAAAGAAGTTTTAATGCGCGAAGCATTATCATACAAACAAAACTTTGTAACCCAACGCCGTGCTCTAGGTGAACTTGACCATCCAGAAAGTCCTGTAGTCAATCTAAAGAATGTTTGTGCCGATGTGGTTGGTCTTTGGGTAGAAGGTGACGATGTACGTGGTGATATTGAAATTCTCACTACTCCAACTGGCAACATTGTTCGTGAACTTATCAAGAATAATATTCGTCTTGGAGTATCTTCAAGAGGCATGGGTTCAGTCCGCCAGATGGGGGAAAATACTGTAGAAGTGCAGGAAGATTTTTCTCTTATCTGTTTTGACATTGTAAGTAACCCATCTACTATTGGCGCATTTATCAACGAAAATACTGCTCCGCAGTCATTAACTCCTTATGATAATATTGATAAGCTAGTTCATGATTTCTTGAGTGAGGTAAAGTAAATGCCAGCGGTAAGTAAAAAGCAACAGAGATTTTTTGGACTAGTGCACGCTTATCAAAAGGGAAAAATTCCTGCTGATAAGGTAAGTGCTGCTGTAAAGAAGGTGGCTGGTACTATTTCGCCAGAAGACTCAAAAAAATACGCAACTACTAAACATGCGGGATTAAAGGAGATTCGTGCTATGCTTGAATCTCCTTCTTATGTTCAAGAAACATTGAAACATATTGTAGAAAATAATTCACCATCTAAAGTTAAAGGACATTTACTAGATGTTTATACATCTAAAATGATTCTTACTGTATTGACTAAATTGAATGAAAATAACCGTAATGCTCTACTATCAAAATCAGTAAACGAAATGGTAGCAGTTGCGTATAAGATTTTAACCTACTAATATATGGCAGGCAAGACTTTATTCGTAAGCGACTTTGATGATACACTAGCACAGACAGATTCTCAAATTTATCTCACTAGAAATGGTAAGAAAATTGTAATGAATCCCGCTCAATTTGCACATTACGAAGAACAACCGGGCGACACATTTGATTTTTCTGAATTTGACAAACTTATAAATCCTAAGCCTATTCAACGATTTGTTAGATTATTAAAACAAGCAATCGGAAAGGCTGATAAGATTGCAGTACTTACTGCAAGAGGACATACTCTACCCGTTGCTCAGTTTTTAAGAATGCACGGAATAACTACGGGTGTATCTATTGCTGCATTGGGTGACGCAAACCCACAAAGAAAAGCAAACTATGTTAAAAAACATATATTAGACGGGTATGACCGAGTAGCTTTTATTGATGATTCTTCTAAAAATGTTGAAGCGGTCAAGTCTCTTAGACAAGAATTTCCAGACGCAAAAATTTTAGTTCATCAAGCAAAAGAACATCCAGAACCATCTTCTGGTAAGCCAACCGGCGAAGAACCACCTAAACAGTCTACTGAACCTCAGAAGGACAATAGTGCAGCCTCGCAGGCTAAGACTATGGGATTGGATTACTTCGGCTTTGGAAGATATGGAAAAAACAAGAAGGTAACCCACATCGTCAAGAACGGACGACTAATTCAAAAACCCATTGGAGGTTAAATGTACGTAAAAGTAAATGAAGGAAAGGATGAGCTCGGGAAGGCTCTTAAAATCTTCACCAAAATGATTAAAAAGTCGGAACTATTACAAGAATTACGTAACCGCGAACACTTTCTAAAGCCTTCTAAGAAGAAAGCATTTAAACGACAGGAAGCATTCCGTCGTAAAAAAAGAGAAGAAAGAAGACTGGCTAGGCAGAAGAAATACGATAATTGATGTTTTAGAAAGCAAGTATATATTTATAACAGTAACACACTAATTACGAATATTGGTGGAAAAGTATTATATTCCAATAACAGATACCAATATCTGTTTTCAATCCTAATAGGAGTATCATTCTATGGCAGAAATTACTAACAAGCTCTTAAAGCAAGCAATTGCAGATGCAGAAGCAGTCCGTGAAACGGCTGTTGCTAATGCAAAGCTTGTCTTGGAAGAGGCAATCACCCCACAGATTCGTGACATGATTGCACGCCGTCTCCGTGTTGAAGCAGAGATGGGCGAAGAAGAAAAGGAAAAGGAAATTGAAGGTAGCGAAGAAAAGAAGGAAGCACCGGATGCTCCTAAGTTCTCAAGTAACGCGGCTCCAAAAATGGAAACTGCAAAGGAACTACCTTTTCAAGACGCAGACCCAGTAGGTGGTAATACACCGGTAGATACCTCTGGTATCGGAACTGGCGATAACAAGGAACCATCACCAGCAGCATTTGACTCGTCAGACATTGACCAGAGTGGCGAAGGTGAAACTGACTCGGAAACGGGTTGGTATGACGATTGGTCAGAAAGTGATTTTGACCTAGAATCGGTCATTAAGGAACTTGAAGAAGATATTGCTGCACTAGCAAACAAGGAAGAAGATGACGATAAGGGTGAATACCCAAAGAGTGAACCTGCAGGTGAAGAAGGCCCAGGTGCACCAGCCGATTCATCTGAACTTGGTAAGAAAGTAGTGAAGGCTGAAGGCTCTGATAAGGAGATGCCAGCCGCACCAATGGCTCCGGAAGCTCCGGAAGCAGGTGAAGAAGAAGAGTTGGACCTTGAAGAAATTCTTGCAGAACTTGAAGCCGACGAAAAGGAAATGGGCAATGAAATGCCAGGATCTGACAACGGGGAAATGGCTACAGAACTTGCTAGACTCAAGAATGAAATGGCACAGTACAGAGAAGCATTTGATATTCTCCGTGGCCGTTTGCAGGAAGTAAACTTACTAAACGCTAAGTTGCTCTTCACAAACAAGATGTTCAAGAAGGAAGGTTTGTCAGGCGAACAGAAGATTCGCATTGTTGAATCATTCGATCGTGCAACAACAGTTCGTGAAGTAAAGCTCGTTTACACAGCGCTTGTTGAAAATCTTTCAACAGCTGCAAAGACCTTCACTGCGTCGCGCAAGAAGGTTGTCACAGAAGGGTTTGCGTCAAAGGCAACCCCAAGTACAGCACCAAAGGCAGAAGTTATCGTTGAAAATACGGTAGCAAAGCGCCTACAAGAACTCGCAGGCATTATCTAACCAAGGAGATATAGAATTATGTCAGATGTAACACAGCAATTTATTAATGAATCATCAAGCACCCATGAAGCAATTGTTGCTAAGACCCGCGGTCTTACAGCAAAGTGGGAACGCTCAGGTCTTCTAGAAGGACTTAAGGGATACGAAAAGCAGGGCATGTCTGTTATGTTGGAAAACCAGGCACAGCAGCTTCTTCAGGAAAACAGTAAGACAAACGCAGCTGGTACCGCTGGTGAAAACTGGGCAGGTGTAGCACTTCCATTGGTCCGTAAGGTATTCGGTTCTATCGCAAGTAAGAATTTCGTATCTGTTCAGCCAATGAATCTACCAGCAGGACTTGTATTCTTCATGGATTTCAAGTACGGTTCAACCAACAACGGCCAGACATCTGGTCAGTCGCTATATGGTATCACTAGTGGTTCAGGTGAACTACCACGCGGCGGTCTATACGGCGCAGGTAAGTATGGATATTCAATCAACGATGTAACTCTAACTGGCCTAGCACTCGCTTCAAGTTCAGTTTCATTTGCAGACGTTAACTACAACGACACCTACGTTGTAACGGGTAGTTTGATGAAGTACCAGGTTTCAGCATCACTATTTACAACTCCTGACTTACTCGCTGTTCGTACATTCGTACCATCGGGTTCAGTTGTTGACTTTGCTGGACTTCTACTTCCTGAATTTACCACCTATAACCCATCTGCAGCAGGCGGAGCTGGTTTAATTACCTTCATCGTAAGTTCATCAGCAGAAGGTCAGATTCGTGGTATCTTCTACAGTAAGCAACCAACTGATACTGCACGTGGCGACTTTGAAGATCGTGACGGTTCAGTAACTAACCTTAACATTCCAGAAGTTGATCTTGAACTTCGTTCAGAAACCATCGTTGCTAAGACTCGTAAGTTGAAGGCAGTATGGTCACCTGAACTAGCACAGGACTTGAACGCATATCATTCA